CCTAATTCTTCTAGGTATCTCTTACTGAAAGTAAGACCATCTTCGTCAAATTCACCGTCAGCATCTTCTTCTGTTGGGTTAGTTGTTGCAGTACCGTCGCTACCACCAATGTGGTAAGGAGCTGTACTAACGCCACCAAAGTCATGATCTGTTGCAGCCAAGTCTTGGAGAATTAGTTTGTGCTCATCTCTGATTGCTTCTAATCTTGCAGTTTCTCTAATTGCGTTAAGGAAACTTGCAGGATAGTCCTCAAGATTTGCTTTTTCAACTACTTGTCTCCAGCCTCTGATGTTACAAGTAACATCTACTGCTGTAAGGGTGTGAGTAACTGCTGTGATGTCGGTAGTTGGGCTTTCGGTAATTGCTCCTGCATCTGGTACTGTGATTCTGTAGAATCTTGCAGTATTTTGTCCTGTTGGAACAGCTTGGAATTGACCATACTGTCTGATAGGAATTGCAGTTTTAGATCCGATTTGAACTGAGATGTTTGCAGATTGTTTAACACCTGGAATTGTTCCTGATGTTGAAACTGCTTCTTGAACCTCTCCGTTTCCAGATTGTTTCTGGATAGAGTGTGATTCAATCCATCCTTCTTTTTCAAGGACTAATTTGTTATAGCCTGTCTCAAAGAGTTTATCCATGAAGGCTTGTCCTTGTTCTTCAGTAAATGCTTCTTCAACATAACCTGAGTCAGTTGATTCTGCTACTTCAGATTTTGGATTCCAATTCTCTTTAACAGTTTCAATAACTGCTTTAAGGGTTTCAGAATTGGATTTTTCAATTCTTTCGGCAACTTTGTCAGAAACATCTTCTTTAGCAACTTCTTCTTTAGCTGGTGCTTCAGTTGTTGGTGCTACTTCAGTTTTTGCTTCTGCTTTACCTACTTCTACTTCGCCATCTGTTTCAATGGTTACTTTGACTTTTTCCTCTACGTTCTTTTCAGAATGTTCGGTTGTCATGTATGTTTTCTTGTCTTTGTCTTTATTGGAAGTAATATCATCCACATCCACAGGTCTATCCATATCGTCGCCCATTGGTTCTTGAGGCGGAATCTGTGCTGCTGGTTGTACTTGTGGAGGAGGTGCAATAAGTCTCATAAATTGTATCTCTAATGCTGCCAGTAATTCAGTTGATTTTCTGTCTAACTCATCTTGTTCAAGATTAGGATTTCTTTGTTTCATACTGTCTGATAATTCTTGTTTTAATCTGATAGGATCAAGGAATCCTCCAAATGATGAAGGTATTTCTTCTGTTTCATTTAATACTTTGATATACTGTGCGTTATGTGATTCAATTACGCTTAATGTTGATTCTGGTATTCCAGGCGTTCTTACTATTGATAATTCTAATATTTCGTCTAGTACAGGTGCGTTTAGGCATTTGGCTTTTACAGCATCACATAGTTCTCGTTGCTCCAATACTGATGCTCCTATTGATACCTGATACTGTTCGTTCTCTAATCTTCTTTGCCATTCAGAGTCAAATACTGTTGCTTCATATTTTACCTGACTTTTCTCCTCATCAAAGGTAAATGTTACCTGACCTATGTGAGTGTCTTTGTCATGCTCTACTCTTAATGGAACTTGTTTACCGTCAAATTTCTTTAGTTCTTCTGTGTCATAAAATACACCGTTTCTTGACTGTCTAGGCATCAATGCAATACCTGCTATTCGTTCTGCCATGCTAATATTCTTCCATAAGTGATATAGAGAAGTATTTAGAACTCCTTAAAGTATATGTGCATATGTTGAACAGTAATACCATTATTGTCTGTACATCTAAAATTTATAAAATCCCCATCAGTGATAACTAAGTGTATTTGCTCACTAAAATCCAATTTTTTTGCTGTTGAAAAGTCTACCCATGTAGAACCTGAATCAAATGTCATTTGTACTGTTTTATTCCCATTATTACCAATACTCATTACACATTCTTTTGGTCTGTAATATACTCGTAAATCTTCAGCAAACCATTCTTCATTTTGTGAAAATGATTGGTTGTTGAGTTCTGCTAAAAATTCTAAATGTGGTCTGGTCATGCCAAGTCTCCTACTCTTTTGCTTGACCAGAACTTGCATGACCAATAGCCAGGCGTTGTTCTGTCTTTTTTCTGTGAGCAGTTGTGTCTAGCCCTAAATGATTTACGTCTTTCAGGATCGTCTCTTTTGATTGACATATTGGGATCTCCGAATCTGACAATGACTACGTTGCCTTGCTTGTTCATTACATATACTGCAAACTTTTTAGGTCCGCCTGATGTTCTAAATGGCTTGTTTAGTTTTACTGTTCTGCCCTGATACTTGGCTTCCTCTACTTTGTCTCCCCAATCATAATTGTCATAATCTTCTTCTAGATCTAAGATTTCTTCTATCTTGTTAATCAATACAACATAATCTTTCTTTCCTTTGATTGTAACTGATTCAGATATGTTCTTTGATTTTGAACCTATGAATGTTGCATTTGATCTTACATTTCTTGATCCTGAACCTGTAACAGTATCTATAGTATGCATACTATTGACTACGCCTTTATAAGATACTGCTTGTGACGTACTCTCGTATGCACTTGCCCTTACGACTATCTGTTCTGAATCTACAGGAAGTCTTGTAGTTCCTCGTAGCTGTATAGTTCCTTGTATGTGCTGAGTTTCTGGAAATGATATTAGTTTCTTTCCTGGCTTGTTAACTTTAGGAGTGACATCTAAGATATAGTCATCTGAGAAACTCAGATACGAATAAGGCATTATCCTATGAATACGTCGCCTGAAAATTCAAACTTTGTTAACAATGGCTCTCTGCTGTCTAGTTTAGGAGTCCAATAAACAAATACCTCTTGTACCTCGTTTGGTTTTAAGGTGTCAGGTATCTCGAATCTTAATTCAGGGTTTGCATTTTCTACTTTGATGTTGTGAACAGACCATTGAGTGTCAGTGTTTTTCATATACATTGTGTATTTGGTAGTTTCTCCTAATGACACTCTGCCTAGATCTACTGATTCTACAAGGTTGTCTGTTTGTTTATCTGTGTAAATCCTAATCATTTTTCAAACCTCGTATAAAGCTCAATATTTCCTCAGTGTTCTTTCTCTTTTCTGCCCTGTCTAGTTCTTCTCTAAGGTTTACCATTTCCAACAGTTTTTCATTAGTGTCATTGTCTTTAACGGAAGTGTTTTCAGGTTCGTCTCTTGTGTCTTGCAACTGATTAGTTGGAGTTACTGACGTTATAGGTGGCTCATCTTCCATGTCATCCTCGTTTATGTTTATGCTGGTGTTGCCAATGAACCACTTTCTTGCCTCTGATCTTTTGATCAGGTTGTCTCTAAATGAGGTAGTGACATCTGCTATGGTTGCCTCTTGTTTCTGAGGTGTCTCAAAGAATAACTGTATGTCCTTTGCTTTTACGTTCTTGCCATGTTTTTGAAGATAAGGAATTACGATTTTCATCTTGATTTGGTTTGCCAATCTTGATTGTATTCTTTTGACTTTTCTTGTCAATACGGAATCTGTACTTTCTGATGCTGCTCTTGCAGTAAATCCTGCGTTGAAGAATTGTAGTGGGAATTTAGATCCTGGCTCTAGCAGGTCTCTTTGTATGTGATCAATGTAACCCTCAAACTTGCTGTTACCTGCTGACTCTATAATCTTGACATCAAACTCCTTATCTGTAACTATCTTTGATCCATGTCTCATCTTCTTTAGTGCATCTGCCTGAGTCTTGATAAACTGCTCTCCTGCATCTGCAAAGTGGAACATTACTGTAGGATCAGCATGACCTTCAAATATCTTTGGCATGGCATCTTCCATCTTCTTCATCTGTATCAATGGAGAATCAAACATCTCTCCTGTATCTGGATTAGTGTAAGTTGATAATACTGAATGGTGCAATCCTCTGCCAAATGGCTCTCTTGCAACGTTGGTTAGTTTGAAATGACATACCTCAGAAGGTCTTAGCTTGATGTCCTGATCATTAACGTGCTGTAAATAGTATTTTACATTACCTTTCTTGTCTCTTACTATGCTTTCAACTGTAGTTACTGGAACCTCTATCCATTCTGAGTAGCTAGGGTCATGTTCAAAGAACATATTGCCACATCCGAGATAAGAATACAGTGCATCTTCTAATTGTTCATCCCAGTTGATTGTTTCAAGCCATTCGTTGACCATATCTGCTACAGATTCCTTTTTTGCAGTTATTTTTAGTCCTTTTCCGAGTATCATTTGGATATATGTCTCGTTTGACAAGTTTAATCTAGGATCTTGGTTAATTGCGTTAATAGTTTCAACAAATGGCCTGTCTGGAGACAGTTCATCTTGATAATCTGACTCATTTACCTCACTTTTGTGATTAAATGCCTCAATAACTCTGATAGAACCCTCATATTTCTCTTTTATTGGTGTGTTTTTGGGTAAAACAGGTGTTTTTGAGTCAGAAACAGCCTTATTTACGGTAAAAATGTCTGCCATGTAGCATTTTGTAGTTGTTTTTGTATAAAGTGAAGTAATTAATCGTGTTCAAAGTATATTTGATCAGAACCGTTGACACCTACACAGGTTAATCTTGTACCTGCTACCTCTAATCTTAGCCTAACTACGTATGTTCCTGTCACAACAGGAGCTAGACCTTCTCCAAACCTTACAAAGAATGTTCCGTCTGCATTTAGTGTGACGTTTTGCTGATTGGAAAATATAAGTTCTCCTCTGTTGTCTACTATTCTGAATGTACCTGTAAATCCTGATATGTCTCTTGGTGTAGTCAGTCTGTTGTCATCATATACTGTTCCTGACAAGTCATATGTTGCAGAGTCAGTAAAGTCTCGCTGAGCCCAAACGTTCTGGTCCATTTTTAGGTACAAAACCATATACTTTATTTATTATAAGCTATTATAGAAAGTATATGCTGGCAGCACATACTCCTGCACCTGAATATCCTATGGTTCGTAACGAACAGTTGGATGAATTGCAACAAAATCACATTTATGAGATATGTACTTTTCCAATGCACTTGCCTGACGAGGTTTGTATGAATATGCTAAGGGCAAACACTGATCCTAACGTCATATTATATGTTGCACTGATGAAAGGCATTACGCCTATTGTCACAGTAGGGGATCACAAGGCATTTGTAGCAGACTTTAGCAAACCTGAACCTACAAAGAAAGAACGCAAGTTGCCTAGATTTGGCTCAAAGGTAAAGGACAAGTTGGAAAATACACTAAGGTTGAAACGTTTATCCCACTCCAGCAAGAGTTCCTGATCCCATTTTGTAATAGTATAGTGCAAGCAAGAACGCATCTCCAAGATCAAACGGATTCTGTCTTGTCTTGTCCGTTCCGCCTTTCTTGCTGAACTTGATTGTCATGAGTTGCATCTTAAGTTTCTTAAATGACGGATGAATCTCTACGTTTTGAAAGTCTATGTTGTTTGCAGCATAGTTTAGCATCTTCTCTCCGTACTGTGCAAACGATATAGCCTGTACGTTCATTCTGTACTTGTCTCTGAGGTCTCTTATTCCCTCTGTCCAAGAACCGTCTACAAACATACGCTTTGTCTTGTATTTTTCAGACAACATTCTGATCTTGTTGATAATGTCAATGTAGCTGGCTCTCTCAAAGGCATCTGCATAGATGACTGACTTTTTGCCTTTGCGTTTTTGCATTATGCATATTCCAAACTCTGAAGAACCGAATCCTGGATCTATGCCAATAACCCTGTCGTTGGTATCGTCATCATTTTGCCATTCGTATTCCGTTCCGCAGCAAAGCTCTATGCCCTCTGGAGAGAATATGTCTCCTACGTTCTTACCCCATACTCCAAGATACTCCCTTTCGTAGCTTCTTGCCTGTGAAGCCTTTTCTAAGTATGATGGCGTGAAGATAGATGTTTTAGTTTGCGTATCTTTTTTAAGACCTGCTTCAACATAGAAATGGAATCTTTCGTATATTGTCTTTTCTGATCCTGTTGCAGGCTCTTGCATAATGTCGTAAAAAAAGCCTCTCGGTTCCTCTCCTGCTGTAGATACCCAAATAACCCAAGAATTTGACTTTCCAATATATCTCTCTCCGACGGTTCTAACGATTGAATCATCTCTAAGTTTGAAGAAAGCTGCTTCGTCGCCAAAAAAGACACTAACCTTTGGTTTACCTCTAGCTGAATGGATGTTATTCGAGGGATAACATTTAACTCTGCTTCCGTTAATGTCGACTTCGTATGCTCCATGATCTACATATCCCAAACCTTTCTTCTGTAAAAAGCCTTTCGCCCTGAGTATCAAGTCCTGTGCCAGGTCGACGTTAGGTCCTGTAATTATCATGGCTTCCTTTCCGCTAAACCAGCTGTCTGTCAGGCTTTTCCATACTACCCACAGCAACACAAACTCTGTCAAGCCAAGTCCTGTCGCCTTGTAAACACAAAACCACTTGCAGGGGTTTGTCCTGTCTTGTTCTAGTTCTTCCATCTGCATCTTGTCAAGTATGTCCTGTTCATACTGATAGCATGGATGATGTATGCCGTCACGTTCTGGACCGCCATTGGGATAGAATATGTAGTGCCAAAAACAGCAGTCAGCAGACTGTGACAATGAGTCCTTGCACCAGAATGTCATAGGCACTGTAGGTGCATCTCTGGTTGCTGCATTTGATATTATCTGTAAAGTGTTCTTACTGGCTAACCCCATGATCCTCTACCTTTGGCATTGGTTTTGCTGGCCTGAGCTTCTCTCTTTCCATCTTTAGTTTCTTGACCTGCAACGGTAATGCAGAATCCTGTAACATCTTAAACGAATCCAGTTTAATCTCATGTCTGAATCTTGCCATCTTTAGATACAGTTCCTTGTCCATGTCCTCCAATCCTTTTTCTTTCTCATGTGACATCAGTGTCTGAATGTCAGCAACATCATGCTCAAATCCTGTCCTTGCCCTCATAAACTCTCCGATATACGTGTCCATAGCATCTTCTGATATGCTATTTTCCAGATCCTTTTCAATCTGCTTGATATGGTAGTGTACTCCAGCAGGGCTTGTCTTGCCAAACTTTGACATAAGTTCTGTATCTTTGTTTATCTTGTTTGCAATCCCATATGCGTTCTCGCTAAAAAACATCCACTGATTGAATATGTAATCGTGAAACTCCTTTGAAAGATCAGGTCCTCTGGTTCTAGTCATATACACCATCACTACAGTCAACTACAGAACCACAGTTTCCGCATATCTGATGACAGACTGTCATCTTGTTCATTACCTCGTCACATCTGGCACAGTTCAAAGCTTGCCTGTCCTCTCCCATCCACGATATGCCTCGTCTGTCTCGCATTTTAAACATGAGTCAAAGAAACATGGCTTGCCACATTTTTTGCAAGTGTTGATTTCTCTGAGATAGTCTTTTCCAGAAAATGACTTTTTCAAGCCGTTGATAAACCCCTCAAGTAATTTCATCAATAAACCTCTCACATACTCTTTTTGCATCATGAATGAGAAGTAAATGTGGAGACAAAGTACCTCCATCCTTGTCATGAACTGTCAATCCCAATGCCAAAGCCTGTATTCCTGTGCAAGACGGATCAGGCAAAGACACAGGTTCGGCATCATTTGTAAACTTCCAGTCAACATAATGCTTGTACTGTGATAGAAAATCAGGCATATCCTCGTATCTTATAATGTTTCCAGGATTGCGTTCGTAATACTGTATGTCAGGGTACTTTTCCCTGATTCGTTTTTCTACAATGTCTCTTTGGTACGACCTGTTGATTGCTATCCATCCATAACCTTCAACATCAGTCTTAAAAAGTTCCCTGTCGCAAGGAGCTGGCAAGTGTGTTGCAAATGGCAGTTTATCTAGCAGGTCAGAAGTCGTGACAAAGCAGGGATATTCCTTTACTGCCTCTACCTCTGTCTGGTCCATGCTTCTCAGCTTTGATCCATGAAATACCAACACGACCTTGTTTTTTGGAAAATTTAACTTGAACTCTGAATAGTCATGTATCACTATCTTGTCATATGATGTCTGTATGTCCTCTGCCCTTTTTACAAGACTTTGCAAATCCTTGAATGTTTCTGTAACGCCATAATACTCGTAAAATCCCATAGTGTCAAACTGCTCCAACTGCAATACCTTGTCGCCAGCACCGTACTGGCACATAATCTCTGCAACACCTGCCATGCTGAACAAATGTAATATACGCACAACATTTTTATCTAACTACGGTTAATAAAGCATATGCCATATAGATTGAAAGGTGGAGAATATGTATCATATAAAACTCACAGTTTTTGTTCATTAGAGAATAAATGGTTTGATAAAAAACAACATCCTGGATTATACTGTCCTGATTGTGGTATGAGAGTAAGATTAAAAGCAAGATTTAGAAGAAATAGAGTATGAGTAAAAATACAAAATTATGTACTATATGTGACAAACGTATAATTATAACCAACAGTGTTCAGAGAAAAAGATGGAATGGTAATTGCAGAGATTGCAAGTATATTATGGAGATATTTAGTTTAAACGGAAACAGGTTGGAGGAATATGCGTAGAACAGATGGAAAATGTGTTTGGTGTGCTATAGAGAAAAAGTACGAAATCAAACTAAATAATCATTATCATAAAGAGTCATGACGTATCTACGTACTTTGACTCTATCAATAGGCTTTAAGAGGGCTACCGTATTAGGGTAATCCCTGACAAGCCTATCATACTACACATATGGCAGTATAAAAGTCTTATTGTTTCTCGCAGTCTACGCAGTTACGCTGGTGTTTGGCATGAAACTTGCATTTGACCACTTTTTTTGCAGGTTTGTCGCTAAAAGATGGGCTTGGTTTCTTGCCTTTTTTGAAATAGGACATAACTAACAATGATAATATTAGTATATAAACCGTATTTGTGTTGCGAAGCAACACTTTCAAAAGCAAGAAATAAAAAAGCACTAAGGAGAAAAACTATACGTATAACACTGTTATATCTATACGTATAGTATTTTACAAACACTTATTATCTTTACAATAATATCATAATCATGTTATCTAATAAAGAAAAGATGCTAGTTACTTTGTCTTATTATCAGGGAGCCTGTGACAATGTCAAGATGCATACGGATGTAGAGAAACATGAAATGTTACAAAACGCAGTAATAGCATCTACGAGCAAAATCCTGGAAGAACTAGGAATAGATATGCCTAATCCGTATGAAAACAAGGACCTGTATGACTATATGCAGGAAATGGAAGAAATCACAGGGATATTATGCAAGGAGGATGAATACAGATGAGATGCAAGTTATGTGGAATAGCACAGCACGTTCAAAAGCAGACACACAGTTGGATTACTAGCCAACATTGTTCTCAATGTCATTTTATGGGTAAAGTGCCTAGAGGTCGCAAGGCTAAAAATTACGCAAAACAATGAAAAACTATGTAAAACTGTTTAGAATCTGGCGATTGGTCATTATGGTCCAATGGCTCAGATAGGTCATTTCCGTCGTCTTTAAATAGCAAAGAATCTAATACTATCTATGAACTATTGTGGTCAATGTGACAAGAAAGCAGTAACCAGGATAAAGTTAGGAGATAGTAATGACAGCAGGTGGCTATGCCTAAAACATTATAATCTATATATGAACGCACACTCAGAGCATAAAGTTATATTTCAGAAGGCAAGTGAGATATATCATGACTAGTAATGAATTTAGAATTAGATGCAAGGATAATCACAAACATGAGTTATCTACAAAGTCCTATAGTAAGGCACATTATTGTAGACAATGTGCTATCTGGGTTCCTATAGATATGTGGAAATGTACGTGTTGTGGTCTTAGATGTAGATCTAAAGGCACTCATACAAAATATAATTTAGAGTCAGAATGTTTGGAGCGAATGATTAAGCAAAGGGATAAATAACACTATAGACAGTAATAAGATTATGTGTGAACACGTTGTATTTGGTCAACGTTGTTATAAATGTGGTAAGCGAGTAGCAAAGTCTCATGACTTGACTAAAGATTATCTTATGTATATGTGGAATTTCGGTTCAGTTTAATTAGGTTAGACTAACTTACATTTTCGGAATTTTTTTTCGGCTTTAAAAAAGGGCAGGCGCGCCCGATATATAAGTGTTACGGCGGTTGTACTTTTTTTAGAATCAACGCTACGTTTATATTAGGCCACGCATGGCCACCCCCACTAGGGTGTTTACCTAATATAAGTGTTTGTGTTACGCCTAGGCACAAAAGAAACGTTTATATTACTAAGAAACAAGGGGTCCAGTCATTAGGCCATATATATACCTATCGTTCCAGGAAACATTTATATAAGGGTAAAAGTCGCTGTTTATATTTATTTACATAGAGAAGTAATTTAAAAATTGTACGTGTTAACTTTGTCATAATCAACGCTCAACTAAGGGTTGTGATAGTGTGACACGTACTAACTAATCTAATACTAATACTATATTTAATTATTGCTATAGGTGTATTTGTTCCCTATGTTTACCCCTTTACTCCTATTGACTAATCACATAACTTAATAGTTAGTTTAATCTAATTATATTATGGAATCTTGCATAATATGCGATAAGCCTACAAAAGAAATGAATGATAGTAAACAAACCGTTCATTATTCATGTATGGCCAATTATCACGCATACGTTAAAGAGCTAATGAAGGTTAAAGGGTGCTCTATGTGTGGTAATACCAAGCGGAAATTAACAGAGAATACTTGTACTAAGTGTTTGAATACTATCTGTTAATTATCCCTTTTATTTTTATTACTCTGTATTATTACCCTTATTCTTATCTTCCTGGATTTTATTAATAATATCTTAATAATTAGTTAATAATTCTGCCACATTGAGCACATGATGCCTCTATTTCATCCTTTGATATTTGGATTATATCCATAGGTATGTCGCATGTTTTACAGTTCATTATTCCTTATCCTCCTCATGTCTTTTAATATGGTCCTTTATTGATTCCCCTTTCTTTCTGGTAGTTAGTTTAAAGCCGTTTATCCTTATGTGAGAATTTAATATTATTGTGGTCATTCCTTCAATAACTCCTTTATCTCCTTGTAATCTGGTTTATTAGCCCATATTGCAAGCGGAATTAATCCAATTAGGCTTAATATCATTGTAATACTAAAAGCGTTTATTTCAATCATTTGTAATCTTCCATTCAATACTACTGAAATTATTAAGATTTTGTTTTAATTTAAATAAATTTTCTTTCTTGGTCCAATATTTTTGTATTTCTTTAAGTCTTTCTTCTTCTTGTTTTAAATGATATTCTTCATGGTCCTTTATCGCGTTTTTTAACGTGTCTGATAATACGCCATCTGTCAACAGGCCTCCATAATTATCCAAAATTAAACCAAAATGCTCACATTTGGGACACTTGATTAAAGCACTCAATATAAAGCACCTCTTCCTGGTATCTCTTGTGTAATAATTGTAGCATTATTTTCAGAAAGCTTAATCGTACAATCTAGGCATATTAATTCGTCAAATTCTAAATGATATCTGTCTAGGCCTAAATCTTGCTTGTATGCTAGTGTATTCCTAGTTTGATTGCACTCTTTGCAAAATGTCCTTTTGTTGTCAACTTTGTTAATTTCTACTAGCTGATAAGGGGGGTAATTGTTACCCACATTTATTACCCAATATTCACGACTCCATAAAACTTTTAATTTTTGTGTCATTTTGATAACTCCTTTAACCTGTTTAATAATAAATATGCTTCTTGGCCTTTTGGTGTAATTTTTACCTGGAATTTTCCATTAAAATATCTTGTATCTACATAACCATTTTTAATTAAAAATGTGGCCGTTTGGAGTTTACTCATTTGAGACAACCTCCAACATGATTTGGGCTAAATTATCCCTTTGGTGCTTGCATGAGCATTTTTTGCACTTGTGCCAAAATTCACAATCACAACTTAAGCGATTTTGTGCTTTTTCTCTGTGTGTGAAATCTGGGCAGGTGCAATTTTCCAAACTTACCTGATAAAAGGTTTGTTTGTTTGAGCTTTGAACTTTCATGAATACCTTATGAAAATCGCCTAATATTAATCAATAATGTCTGGTCATTTTGACTATTTGTAAACTTAATTTGAGTCACTATGTATATTAAACGACTATTCCTTAAATTGTTAATGAAATATCATTTGTCTTCAAATTCCAAAGGTTTGAATACATTCGACAAAACGAGAAAATCATGCCTAGATTCATGTGAAATTAAAACTATATGTTACATGAATAACAATATTCAACTAAATATCAATAAAGTCTACAAGGATAAATTAGACTCTAATGACAAATTAATAAAATCTTCAAAATTTGTAAGAATAATCACAAAGGAAATTAAATTTAAAAATGGTGGTATTTCAAAGGTTAGAATCTTCAGTAATGGAGACTTTGATAAAAATATTGAGATTTCACTAAAAGAGATTAACAATATTTTCAATTTATGCAAATCAAACCCTTTTGTTAAATTTTGGCTAGTTACTAGACAATTTGAGACTTTATTTAGTTACATTCCTAAACATAAAATTCCTGGAAATTTGAATATCATGTTTAGTACACCTTTAGAGCCTAATCAGTTTTTTATTGACTTTTGCAACAAGTATAAGATTCAAATGGCTAAGATAGTATTAACCAAAAAGGAATCTAATTGTGATAGCTCCAAAAATGGCAAATCTTGCATTAAAAATAATTGTGATAAGTGCTTTACATTTACACCTAATACAATTAGAGCCTTTTACATTCATGGTCAAGGAAATAAATCAAAACTTAGGAAATTATTAAAATGAATCAAAAAGACAAGGATTTTATTATTTATTTGCAAAGTCTAGCGATTCAATCGGGAAATCAAAAAATCATAAATGAAATAGCAAATTTTAGACTTTTGCATGGTTTTTAATTTTTTTACGCCTGGAATTAAATGTTTAAATTAGGCTTTAACAAAATTACAAAATATGATTTTTAGTCCATATATAAAGGCCAGTAAAAGTGGTCTTTATATATCAAATCAAAAAAACATTATGCCAATTTTGCGTAATGTTTAGCACTTGAAAAAATAAAGACTTTAGAAATTTTTATCTAAATTTTCTAATTGTTTTCATTGTATTGATAGTATCAATACTATTGATAGTATCCATACTATCCATACTATCCATACTGTGGTAATGTACCGTACCTGTACCGTACTATACCGTACTCGTACCGTAATTTAAAGTACGAGAAATTTTTAGAGTGTTATATAGTAGGTAGAAATTTTTTTCTTTTTTGGCTACCAGAAAGTATCAGCAGAACATTTTCCATTCAAACATTTTTTACCCTCCCCCCCCTTGTATTTTTTGGTCTCTGAAATTGGCTTGATAACCAATCCGTCTGGTGTCATGTATGCTGCCATGTTGTCTGCCAGGTCATGTCTTATGTACGTGTTTGCTCCTACTGCACAGTTCTTTCCTATCTTTACGTGCTGGTGTATTATTGCATTGGACCATATCTCTGTGCTGTCTCCTATCTCACAGGATCCTAGCAGTATTGCTCCTGTTGCTATGATGCAATCATTTCCTATGATACAGTTGTGGCTTATGTGTACCCCGTTGTCTATCTTTGTACCCTTGCCAATAACTGTGTCACGAAATCTGCCACGATCTACGGTGCAGTTGCTGCCAATCCATACGTCATCCTGTATGTCTACCCCATGATTATGTGTGTTAAAGTTAAGCTTGCCGTCTGTCCTAGTAAAGTGAAATCCCTCTCCGCATAGTATCGTGCCTGTCTTGATCATGACGTTTGTGCCAATGTGAAGGTACTTGTTGTATGGTTTTGGTATCGAGTCATATCCGTCAAGGCATATGCCACCTAGTAATCCATGTGTCATTGCCACGAGTCCTTTATCAGATAGTGCATGAAACAGGTTTCAATGTAATCCTTGTCGCATATCTTGCAATGTATTTTTCTTGGCGTACAGTCCTTGCATTTGTGGTCCTTCTTGGTCATAGCACCCTATCCCTGTATTCTCTCATTGACCTGACTAGCCTCATGACTTCCTTGTCGTACTCAAACTCCAATCCCAATGAGAATATGCAATCTTCCATGTCAAGTTCCTTTTCATTGTACCATTCTGGATGCGTGTTTACATGAACCATGTCATGTGACTTTATCACGTCATACGGATTCTCACGCCAGTTGTGTCCTGAATCTGATATGTACTTGAATCTTCTGTCAAAGTTTGGAGAGTATATTGCAGACTGATTGAGCAGTTCTACTGTCTCCTCGTTTATGTCTACTCCTCGCAAAGGCTTGTGAAACGTAACTGACTGATCTTCCAGCTCCCCTATGTGATGTTGCAGCAGTCCCAACTGTATTATTATCTCGCTACAGCACTTGTTTGCATCCTGGTTCTTTATAGAGTTGTCATAGTGAAGTCCTACGTTCATTCCAAGCTCCCGAAGTGTCCTTATCCTTTGCAGGTTCTCTGCTTCAAGTGCGTTGTAGTACGGAGAGGACAGCAGTATGTAGTAAGTTGACCTTATGCCGTTTTTTGCCTCAAAGTCTGCCATCTCTACTGCCTTTTTTAGTGAAATGTCTACGTCATGTCTGAAAAAAAAGGCAACATTGTTTTCCAATCCCTCTTTTACAAACTCAAGATATGAGTTGTATGTCCACATTATTCCAGGTCGTCTAGGAATGTCGGATTCTTGTTCAAAAACAGGTCACACTGAGTACATTCCTCTTTCTCAATATGTGCATAGATTAATCTTTTAATTGCTGCAATACCCAACTGTTTCTTGCTCTTTGGATTCTGCAACAGCATCTTGCCCATTCTGCATATGTCATTGTCTACCTCAACTAGATACTTTATTCTCCTGTCAAGTTCCTTGAGGTCCTCATTGGTTTTAATGGCATACTTTAATCCCTTTGT